TTTTTCCCCCATGCAATAATGTTGCCCAAGTGCAACTTTTCTTCCAACATTTACCATGAACACCCATTTATTATACAACATACGTCTATTATCTCCTTACAACTATAACAGTTTATCTGTTACACTCTATCAAACTATCTGTTATACAACATTAAAGCACATACCCGTTACACTGTCAACAACAAATTTTGTATGTCAATTGGTGTCGAAACTTTGACATTGACAAATAGAATAATAGTTGTATATGTTGTGCTAATAGTTCAATGTGCTAACAACACCCTCCCTGTAAAAATCAAGACCAGGCATTTAAGAAAATAAATCATCCTGGTCAGGTGGTCAAGGGTTATTCTATTCTTCATCATCCTCTAATTGATCAATTAACAATTGCATAATATCATCACGCATAATCCTAAAATTAATAATAATGGTTAGTAATTGTTCCCTATTTAGATTTTGAAGTTTTTCCATTATTTCAGGCTTTAATGATTCCATGTAATTAGTAGGTTGTGAATGCCCATTAAACACTTTTTCGTTTTGATCATCAGCCCATTCTATGTTCTCATAAATTTCATTTAATAATTGTTTATCCATCACAATTCATCTCCCTTTATTAACCCTCATATAAATCATAAAAATGACGTTTCATTTCCTTATCATATTTATTTTCAAGACCAAAACTAATTTTCGGTTCATTCTTAAACTTAGTTTCTGAATCCTCACCTGTCATAAAATCATAATCAATTTCATGATCTATTCCGAAATAACCAGCCCATTGATTAAACACATAATTAACGTGAAAAACTTCAACCCCTGCTATATTGTTGTACCAGCTGAAATAAATCTTAGTAAATTCTTCCACACTCATGTTTTTAATTTTATTTAACAATTTGAATCGTATAGGATTTTCTGATTGTGTAACAAGATAACCCAATTTATTTTCAAATTTACGTTTCATTTTAGCAGCTATATTTTTAAACTGATTTTCCGGTTTAATCTGCTTAAAATTTTGTACCTTCTCTTCCATCAACTTTTCACATTCTTCAGCGTTCCTATTTTCAAGGTCTATATCGTAGGGGTTCTTATAAGGCTCAGGGAAACGTTTTATTCTTGCATCGTATACAATACCCTTTGCATTCGTTTTTGTAAGCTCTTTGGCTGGTTTATTTCCGTCTAAAGCGATTTTATCTATTCCGATTGATTCAAGGAAGGAGTTAAATTCGATTAACCCCTTCATTCTAATGTCATTCATTTTGTTTACTTCTAGTTGTAATTTTTCATATTCATTTTTAGGAACTAAATATCCATAAGTATTTTTGATTAAGTTCATATATTTACACCTCATAATTTTATTATTTTAAGCTGTTGGATTTTTTACAATTAGATAATATCCTTCTTTAATATCCGTTCCACCGTTAACAATTTCAGGTCTTAAATTACCAAAATACATTCCATCACATGCAGGCATATACATTTTTTCATCATGTTCATTAAAATTCTCAAAAGTAACGTATTTATGGCAACCTTTAGACATTCCTGATACAGTAACTTTTAATTGTGTACAAGTTGATTCTTCTGGATTACATTCTTCAAATACTTCTTTTCCTTCTTTTTCATCAAACTCCATTTTTCCAAAAGTATCTTCAACATATGTTTTACTTCTTATAAATTTAGCTCTTTTAAATGTTCCCTCATGTTTCCATAAACCTAATTCACCCGTTTTATCATGATCAATAGGTATATTTGTAGGAAAATCTAAAGTTTCAAGGTGTAGCGAATCTGTATCACAGTATCGGAAAGCATCATAATTCTTTTGAGCTGCTTCAATTGTTATTTGACGGGCATACGATGTAATAAAAACAGCCATTGCAGGATATTTAACTTGTCTTTGATAGCTTTCCTCTTGTTGTTCTTTTGTTAGTTCATCCCATTTTAATTTTTTCTTAAATTTAAGTTTGTCGCTTGTAAAGTCTGGATTGCTTGCAGGTTTATCCCATCTTGAAGCAAATTTTCCATAAAGTGAGTTCAAAAATAATTTTGAAATATATCTTAGTGCTTTATTTTTATTCTTTTCAGCTTGTATTTTTTGTTCTTTCCAATGATCAATATAATTTTTGAAAATGTCATGTTTCCCTTTAAACATATATCCACCGATAAACTTAATATTTTCAAAATCATAATGTTCTAAGAAAAGTTTTAAATCAATATTGGTTAAATATAATTCAATTGGTTTACCATTTGATGATTCTAGATAATCAGCGAATTTTCTTCCTTTGCTCTTATCTGGAATAGTTGGAAGATGATTTTCTTTAACAACGAATTCAACTTGTATTTTCTGAATAAATAACGGGTATATTCTCTTTTCATATGCTTTACAATCTGCATAATTACCATTAAACCAAACGGGTTCAGAATAAGGTAAGAGCTTTGAAAGCATAACATAAGGGTATAAACTGTTAACATCCAGTACAATTCCTTTTCCAACTGGAATGTTTCTGAATTGTTTAGCTACAAAGGTATAACCTCCCCTATATGCTTTAATAATCCAAGAATTCCACCCATTCCCTTTATCATCAATTACCCTATTTCCATCTTCTTCAATGTAATCACCCATCGGAAGAATAGGAAAATGATTTTTATAATTGTATTGATCATCTTTGTTGAATCTTGTTTCAAAATCATCTAGAGCATTACTTCCAATCGTTCCTTTAACGTGTCCTAATTCAAACATAAATTTTAGAGCTTCAGACATAACCAAACAGTCTTGTTTTAAATATTCTATTTCTTCTTCTGTGAGTTGATGATCTAACCCTCTTTTTCTTGTATAAAATTCCTTATCAACCTCAACTTTACCTTTACCATTTAATTCTTTTGCGAATGATTTCCCTAAATCTTTAATACTTGCAGGCATGATTTTATAGGAGTCTTTGAAAGTAATTAAATGTTGTTTATGTCCTTTTGAATTGGATATACACCATGTAATGGAATAATATTGACCGTTTGCAATATGACAAGTATACGTATTTGGTTGTAATTGATTTCTTTCAGGAACATAATCAATATTTTGAGAGTGAAAATAATTCAATATATAGCTTCCATCGAATTTTAAGTTATGAAAAAAGATATCTGCATTTTTAAATGATTTGACAAGTTCCATAAATTCTTGTAAACTAGTACCATAATTTAATTTGTTCGTATCGTAAATGTTAACTAGTCCGTATGCCCAAATACGGGCTATTTTTTCGTTCATTTCCTTCTTACTTAGTTTTCCTGATCTTCTTTCCTCCATACTATATTTATATTCTGTTATTGTTTCAAAATCAGCACTAAACGAAATTTTATCAGCTTTTATTTTATCTTTTGAATAATAGCCCGTTTTAAATTTTATATATTTTTCTAGATAACACTTTTTCGTTTTACCATTTACTCTTAAATTTATATAACGTTTGCCTTCATTTTCAAGGGTTATATCTATATCTAATTTATTACTCCAAACAACGTTTTCTGATACAGTGTAAACACCATCTTTTTCTAAATCGAATAGAGCCTGGTAAACTTCATTATTTTTCATATGTGTTAACACCTACCTTAAAGTCCTAAAGATTCTTTAACTTCACTTGTATAATCGTACATGTCTAAATCTGATATTTCTTGATCAGAATCAAACATAATGGAATTATAAGTGCTCTTATTCGCTTTATAATGTTCAAGAAATTCCTTATCAGACATACCATTTAATCTTTTTGCTATTTCATCGTATTCATCTGAAGATGTTGCATTTCTTAAACTGTGAAGGATATTTAATCTTAATTGTGTTATAGGTTTTTCTGCTACTGTTATATAACCATGAGGATCTTTTTTAAATTCTAATACTAATTCTTTAAGCCTTTTCTTTGATTCTTCTTTGTATCGCTCATTTTTAATTTTATTAGGGTTTAAACCTAACATAAATTCTTGAAGTTCATCGCTGAAATCACGTTTTTGAAAACCATTCTTTTCTCTACTTTCATTAATTGGTTTGGCTATGTTATCTAAGAAATATTCTTTTGCTTTTTCCATACCCTTTTTAACAGTGTTATAATCTCTATCAATTTGTTTTGCTTCCCGTTTAGCTGTTTTAATCTTTGCTCCACGTTCTGCTCCTTTTCTTTCACTTGCATTTGTACTTGTATGCCTTAAAAAGCTTTCCATTTGGAAAATAATTTCTTTTGCCTGTTTAACTGTTTTCGGTTTTTCATGTTTAGGTCTTTCCGTTTCTACACCTAATTTATCTAATTGATTAATCCGTCTTGTTACCTGTCTTTCTAATTTAGCTATTTCTTCAGAATGAATTCTTAATTTTGATTTCTTTATTGCCATTTCCGAAAACCTCCTATGATTCTATGAATCATCTAATTTGTGATTTAAAAATATCAAAGAATACATTTCTAACATAAGTATTATGAAACGATGCATTCCCCTGTTTGAAAAGTTCAAATACCTTTTTAATGGTGAATTCCTCTCCAAAATCCTCTAAATAAACTCTTTCCTTTGATTTTTCAATTGCTAAAACATCTAAAATTTTATTACTTTTTGGAATGTACAAATGAGATAGAAATATCATTTTCATTACTCCATCATACCAACAACCAAACAACTCACCTTTATGTCTTACACTAAATAAGAATATTGGTTTCATGGGCTTATCACTAATGAATGTTTCACCATCTTTTATACTGTAAAGTTCATTAGGTTCCATAAACTCAATAGCAATATCTTTATTTAAGTTAAATTGTTTGTAGGTGTTAGGGATTAATCCGAAATAAAGGAAATACGGGTTTACAATTTCGTTTGAATGTCCTATACAAAAGCATTTTACATTATCCCTTGTTCTGATTACTGTATCCATGAGATTTAATAAGCTCTTAGACTCTTGCTTCAGATACTTTCCAAAATAGGGTTCAGGATTTAGGAAATCATCGAAAATGATCGTATTTACATTTGGGTATTCGTTTGATTTTTCACTCTGCCATGCACTCAAAGGAATTGCCCATCCTGCAAGCTGATCATCTATCCAAAATTCCCATCCTTTTACCCTTAATTTGTGTTTAGAGTATTTAAGGTGTAATTCATCAAAGAAGTTGTTAACGTCCTTTAAATCCGTTTTATGACGTTTTAAATAGATGAATTGCTCTCCACTCTTGATGAATTTCTTGATAGCATATTCTTTTACACTGGAAGCACACTCACCTGTTTTATCTCCCATAACAAAATTTAAAACTCTGTTATAGGTAATTAGTTTATTTAGGTTGTACTTCTTTTGCTTCTTCATCGCTTCCATTTGTTTCAATCCTCCATCTTATTTCATTTATTTCATCAGGATCAGACACAACCACATAAGTTAATTCCTTTCTTTCTGCAATTAAACCAACAATGTATTTTTCCATTTGATCAAGTGTAATTTGTTCCCCTTCTAACATTACAAAAATACCCTTATTTTCACTTTGCTTATAGAATTCAATATCTGCTAAATACTCATATGGGAATGATGATTCTCCAATAGCTGAATTCATTTTCTTTTGTACCTTATTTCTGTATTCCATATAACCAACTAAGAATTTACCTAATCTGGATGAACTAGAAAAGAATAAATGTAGTTCCCCGTTTGATGCAATGTAAGTGGAATCTTCTAAATTATGGAAAACCCCTCTTATAGATTTTTTCGTCATTTTTATCTCCCTTTCAACAATATTTGATAATTCTATTATATACGATATTTGGACAAATATCAATAAAATGTTTATATGAAAATATAAATTTACACTATTACTCTATTTGAAAATATAATGTTTATTTTATATTATTTTAAACATTTTGTTGTATTTTGATAGATTTTTGTGTTATAATTAAGACAAGAAATAAATCAAATGAACCTAAAGGAGATTGATGGAAAATGCTTACAAATGAACAACATTCCAAATTAATGGAAGAATTAGTGGATGGAAACACAGCTGATGGCAGAAAGGCAATTATTGTAACTGATCTAATCAAGGATTATGATGATTCGATTAAGCAGCGTGAGGAAATGGAAAAGAAAGCTCAATCAGCAAAGGATGAAAACAAACTATTACTTGAAGCCCATCACAGATTATTTAAACAAACTAGCTTTGGATATAAAGAGGAAGAAAAACCTAAATCATTTTCCCAAACAATCACTATTGATGAAATCGAAAGGAAACACCGACAATATTAATTTGTCGGTTTCCTGGAAGGAGGAAAATAAAATGGTGTTCGATGGAGTGTATTTTACAGCCGAAATGCTTTTATGGGTTGGTATTTACTTCACAATGAAGAGTTTAAGGAGGGTATCAGGAAATGAAAAAGCAGTATACAGAAAAGAAGTACAAAATAGAGTACTTGAAAGTGAAAAACCAATTAGAGGAATTAATTGAGCATGCTGAAAATCCTAAACCATGGATTCTTCCATATGGTAGTGAGAGATTAGCAGGAATTTTAAAGTTCACTCTTCAAGTGATTGAGGAAAATTACAATTCTTATGAATTAAAACTTCATCAACTTGTTAGCCTACTTCATTTACTTGAATCTGATTGCAGGAATGATACTTTGGACGCTGTTTTTAGAGGTGATCTTTACGGTATTTCTCACAACATTCTTCACAATACAAACAAGTATGAGGAATGGAAACATTTCAGTTTAGCAATAAATGACAACTATCTAATGTAAAGGGAGTGTTTAAAATGTTGGTTAAATCAAGAGGGTTCAAAAACGAACAAGATGATAAAAGTCTTGAAGAAAGATTGACAAATGTCGAGGAAGAGCTTTCCGAAATTAAAAAGCTTATCATTGAAATTAGGGATGAAGTTAAGGAAATTGCGAGGGCTGTTAAATGAAAGAATATGTTGACGTTACACATATATCAACCAACTTTTCTAAGGGTTTTCAAAGTGATTTAAACAAAGTTATTAAGGGTTATCAAAATAATGGTTATGGTGTTGAGGTTCAACACGC